AGCCATCGGGGAGCAGGTGCGCCTGCGACGAGCGAATCGTGATCCAATCCGCGCCGGGCTTGTTCTTCAACGTGAACGGCGCGCTGGCGAGCGTCACCCCGGCAGGCAGCGTGATCGTGTCGCCGGGGTTGGCCGCGTCGATGGCCGCTTGCATCGTCGAGTGCGTGCAGCCGGAGGTGCAGACGGTAATGTCGGTGGCCCAAAGAGGAACGCACAGCAGTACGAACAGGAAGAGTTTCATTGGACGATCACCACCCTTCGGCGTGACACGGCACCATTGCTGAATGCACCGACCGCGTAGAAGGCTCCAGGATCGGACTGTGAATTGTAACTGGCCGAAATCCATCCGGCGGAACGCACAACAGTGGAAACTCGGATCTCGTCAACCAACCCATCGAAAGGTAACCATCCGGCGGGCCAGGCCCCCACGGAGATTGGCCCGTTCGAGAAGCCGGTCGTGTTGTTCGTGTCTCCGTCGAACTTCGCGTAAGTCTGGGCCGCGCCGTTGAGGTATAAAATCACCTCCGAAACCGCAGCCTGGGTTATATCGATCGTCGTTGCAACGTGGAACCACTGGTTTACTGTGGGAGTAGCCGCAACCCGAATTGAACAATTTTCGTCCGTGGCTATCCGGGCCACGACACAAGGGGTCGTGCCGCAGCCACTGTGATTGGTTTGTATTTGCAGTCTGGCCTGCCCATAATTCCCCGCGCCGTAGGCGACCAACGCGCATTCACTCCCAGGAATCGTATGCGCATAGAACCAGCCCTCGAACGTGAGTGCCGTACCGGTGTAGCCAGTGTTGGCAGACTTGAGCATCTGGGTGTTAGAAAACTCTACCGCCTTTCCGACCACGCCAGCGCCGCCCCACGTCAAGGTGCCCGTCGTTGTCAGGTCGAGGTTGCTCGCCGTAGCATCCAGGGCTGGAGTCGCCGTCTCATCAAGCTGGTAGACCGCCAGGTAGTCCGAGTTGTACAGGTTATTCGGGTCCGTCTGGTCCGTGGTGACGCCCGAGTTGCCGACACAAACGTACACTACCGTATTCGCAGTGTGCGACACGCTTGGGGCTTTGAGTTTTGCTTCTATTGCCCCAGTAGTGCTGGTCCAGGACTGGACGGTGTGGGCCAACTTGCCGGCCGCGACCGGGTCGGAACTGAAAATGATGTCGTAACCACTGGCACCAGTGGCATAGCCTCCGTTGGCTACGGTTGCAAGCTGCGGGTAGGTGCCGGCGATCCTCACCGGGAAGTTGCTGTGAGTTTCCCCTCCAGCCTTGGTCTTGTCGAGGGTGACCGTTGCGCAGTAACTGTATCCGTTGCCCCACGCGCCCCAACAGGGCAACGCCAGCAGCGCAAGGATGAGCAGCCGGATCACTACTGCGCCCTCCGTGTGACAACCTCGACGCCGATAAGATCCGCCGTGGCGGCCAGATCGTCGCTGGCATGGTCGGGGTCGCGAAATATCTTGAGGTGCAGCAATTCGCCCGCCGCGCAGCCTGTTGCGGTCAGGCCGGTGATCGAGGCGTCATTGGTCCAGAGCGTTGTTCCGAGAGCGGCGTCGGTGACAGTCGAGGCCGCATTCCAAGCCGCGTCGTTCACGTCGCCGTCTGCCACGCAAACCGATGCCGCCTGCCACACGACCGATCCCGTGATAGCCGAAGTTTGCCACCTGAACTTGAGATCAATCGCCCCCGTCCAATCGGACGGCAGGGCGATGCGGTTTTGCATCTGGCTGATCTCGGAGTTGGAGAACGAGGCCAGGCCGCGAATCAGCCCGGTATTGGTGGTCCCGGCAGTGCAGGCAACGGTGGGCGCCAGAGTAGCAATCGTGTCCCAGTTCAGCGTCGCCGCGGTCCCGGAGCAGGTCACCGCCTGAAGCCATATCTTCTGAGCCGTCGGCGACTGCGCCATGCTTGTCCAGGTGTTCGTAGCCGTACAGACCGATACAATCCCGGTATCCGTCTCCAGGTATATCTGCCCGATGGTGCAACTCCCCGAAACCGTCGCCGTCCCGCTCGTAAACTGCGGTGTGGTAGCGGTGTCCACAGCGAGCGCCGCAATCCCCGTCGTCGGGTTCGGTGTCGCCGTGACGCCGGTGCCGGCGCTGAACATCTGCCCGCCTGCCAGCGCGCGGTAATCCGACCACCCGCCCACGTCCCACTGGCCAGGCGTGGAAACCGCCGACCAGCTCCACAGCGGGACAGACCCGGCGGGAAAGGTGGTTATCCCGGTAGCCGTATCCCATCCCGAGCAGGCGACCGAAGAGCCGCTGTCGTTCATCCCGATGACTGACGATCCGTTCTGCCAGTAGGCCCACGCGGTGTCGGCTACCGTCGCCGTCAGCGCACAGGTCGCATCGTTGGGCACGTAGAAGGTCTTGGTACCCACCGTGATCCTCCCGCCGTTGACTTCCAGGTTCGTGGCGCTGGTGCGGCGCGGGAGAAACTCGTTGAATTCTTTCACCTCGGGGTGGGAGTTGAACTGCACCCACGCCGCGACGCTCGCGCTATAGATTAGAGTCAGCGCCCCTCGCCGCGGAATTGTGGCCGACGACCCGCTCAACCGTAGCCCGGATCCAGCCAGCGCTGTCGCGTCCTGGAGCGTCACCGAATACGCGGCCGAGAGATTGACGATGGTGCAAACGTGCCCGCTCGTACCCGCGGCAATGGTCGGGGCCGACGTGAGCACCAGATCGCTCGCCGGGGTCACCTGCACTACGTTGCCGTCGCAAAGGATCGCGTTTCCGGCCGCCGTCAGCGCCTGATTCGCCGTCGGCGTCCAGGAGTTTTTGCCCGCCCAGGATTGCGTGTTCGCCAGGTAGGCGTCACCGCCGCCGCCGCCACCCTGCCCGGTCCACACGTTGGTTGCCGTGCAGCCGTACAGGTTGCTCCCCGGCGTGGCGTCGGTCTTGTAGAATATTTCCCCGACCGCGCAGGTGGCCGGCAGCGTGGTTCCGGCCTTAGCGGGCTTGGTGGTGGCGGCCCCGCTGGCATCCCATGCCCCCAGAACCATGCGCGAGCCGTTGATCGTCGTCTGGCTCCAGGCCAGCGCCGCCGCCAGCAGATATGCAGATAGCAGCCGTCTCATTGGATGGTGTACCTCCCGCTTTGCGACACCGCGAAACTTAGAGCGATGTCTTTGGTCGTTGAGTTGCAGGTCACCGCATTAGGCTCCACTCGCTGCGAGGGGCTGCCGGCGTCGAAGATCGCCACGTGTACATCGCAGGTACCCAGCAGGTGGGTCGTTCCAGGCACGCTGATGGAGGTCTGCGAGCTGAACGCAGCAGAGTATTTGCTGGAGCCATTGCCGTTCACTACGCAGCGACCGGTCTGGGCTGCGGAAAACGACACGGTGATCGCGTAAGGCGCCGCGCCGGCGATTGTCCATCCGGAGGGTTCCAGGTGATTATCGCTGCCGTCGAAACAGGCCAGGATCAGGTTCGGCGTGCCGAGTCCGTGGGTCAGCGCGACGCTGGTTTGCGCCGTGAAAGCCTGGCTGTAGTTGGGGGCCCCGCCGCCGCCTCCGCTGCCCGATCCGCAGGCTGCCGATGCGCTCTCAAGCGTGGTTCCGCCCGCAGAGACCTGCACGCACCGGCCCGCGGTCCAGGCATCCTGGCCGGTTCCGCCGTTGGCCAGCGGCAGCACGCCGCTCGCCCCCGTTGCCAGCGGGATCGCGGCGCCGTCCCCGCCGGCGTGATCGTGGGCGTCGCCATTGGTCACGCCTTTGGCTGTCGGAGCCTTGCCGTCCAGGACCGTCTGTAGATCGGTCTGGTCGCCGAGCGTCCCGCCGATGGTGCCCCACGGCGTCCCCGAGGACGAGACCGGCGCCGGGGCCCAGCATCCCCGCGCGGCCGACCAGATGAGGGCCTCCAGATTGGCCGGCGCGTCGGCGCAGACCAGCCAGCCCTGCAGGCGCCGCGCGTTCGGCCCGCTCACCTGCGCCCGGCCCGGCAGCGCCGCGACGAGCAGTATCGGGATCGCCCAACTCAAAGAGCGCCGCATAGGTAGTTCACTCCCTCGCCCGGGATCTGGATCCAGATGTACACCGCCGCCAAGTCGTAGACGTTGCGGTCGGCGACCGGCAGCGCCGGCACGGTGTCGCCGGCGAGAAGTTCCAGACCACTTGCCGCGGCCACGCTCGCCCCGCCCACCCGTATAGCGCCGGCGTTGGACGATTTGGCCTGGATCTGGAGCCAGGCCACCATCCGGGAGCTGGCCGACAGCGGAACGACCGCGCCGCCGGCGCCGCCGGTCACTGAACCTTGTGTGAGCGACATGCTCGTCCGCGCCTCTCCTTACCCCATCCACCCGCCCTGGCCACCGCCGAATTGCTGCGCGGGATCTTTCGGCTTCGGCTCGGTGCGCGCGCGGTCGATGCCCGACATGACCAGGTAGCGCTTGGCGTCTTGGAGGTGGTCAAACTCTTTCACGACCCGCCCCTTCGCGTCGCGCCGGTAGCGGCGCAACTCCTCCCGGTACGATGTCAGCGAGCGGAATGCCTTAAGCCGCCCGCTGCTCATGCGCTGCCAGACCTGGTAGATGCCAGCCTCTACCGCGTTCTGCGCTTCCTCGAGGTCCAGGCCCAGATCCCGGTACATCTGGATCAGTTGCCGGCCGTCCACCGGGCTGCGCCCGCGCGCCGCCGGATCGATGACGCCCCGGATCCACTTCCCCCGCGCCTGGATCGCCTGCGCGTGCACGCTCGGCTCGGCCTCTCCCCGGTAGTGCTCCGAGTACAGGTAGAGCACGTCCGTCTCGCGGTCGAGCGCGCCCCACAGCGCCGCCGTCCGGTTCCAGCCCACGTCGAGCGCGTAGGCCCGCGGCCAGTGCGCCGGGATCGGAAAGTCGGCGACGACCAGGTCCTCTTCGGGAACCGGGTAGATCGCGCCCGCGCCCAGCGCCGGAATGCCCTTGCTGCGCGCGTCGCGCTGGTAGGGCGGCAATGTGGCAAACAGCCGCTTTTTCTCGGCCTCCGACAGGTGCGGCGCGTCGTCCCAGGTCGCGGTGACGACGAAGCGGCCCGCCGTGATCCGCGCCTGCTCGTTGAGGAACCGATCGACTACCTCGGTCCAACCCGCCAACGGCGTGAACGTCAGCATCACCGAGCCGCCGGCGAATCCGCCGGTGGCCATGGTGCGCATCACGCACTCGGTGTAGACGTCCTCGGGCGGCTCTTCGTCCAGCCAGATCAGGTCCTGCTCCGAGCCCTGAAAGCTCTCGCGGCGCTGATCGTACGATTTCAGCGTCAGCACGCTCACGCCGCCGCTGGCGTGGCGCACGTGCGCCTGGTCGACCGCGTCCGTCACGCCGGATTTCGCCGTCGTGCGCAGGATCGCGTCGCCCGGGATCATCCCGGTGCCGGGCTGGCCAGGCCCGCCGAGGAGTTTCGGTTGGATAATCTCCCTGACCGTCTTCGCTGTGTCGCCCGCGGCCCAAGCCTTGATCGGGCCACTGAATTCCCGGCCCTCCCACCAGGTGGGATACTGGCCGGTCAGGTGCACCGCGGTCTCGTAGGCGCCGACACCCTCCGTCTTGCCCACGCGATTCGCCGCGATCATCAGGCGCTCGGCGTGTTTCACGCCGGCGGCGAACAGCGCCGTGTGCTTCGGATACAGCTCGCGCCGCAGCGGGCCGGAGGCCGGGTAGTACCGGTCGATCTTACGCCTCTCCCGGCGGTGCAGCTCCGCGTCCACGCTGAGCAGCAGCCTTTTGTGTGAGGCCTCGGAGGGTAGACAGGTCAGCATCGGATAGATTGGACAGATCCAGGGCGCCCGGTTTCGCGCCGAGCGGCGCGCCGCCCGGGCCAGTCAGTTCGCCGCGCCAGTTGTCGCGGTACTTATCCGGCCGCTGGGCCTTGAGCAAGAAGATCAACAGCACGTCGCTGTAGCGCCGAATCGTCAGCGGGTGCGCCGTGCGACGGCCGAGCGAGTCGCGCCGGACGCTCAACTCGCCCTGGTAGACTACCGGCTCCTCGATGCCGTCGACGGCCCGGCGCCTGGCTTCGGCCTCGAGCAGATCGCACGCCTCTTCGCCGGCCGCGGCGAACGCGGCCTCGTAATCCGGATCGCTCAGCCATTCGTAATGGCGCGAGCGGGCGACCTTGGCCAGCGCCGCGGCGCGGGTGATGTTGCCGCACTTGGCGTAGGCGGCGAGGAAGGCGCGCTGCTTCAGCGGGGGCATTGGTGGGCTACT